ATAGACCTGCTCTCTCAGTACCTCGCGGTCGGTCCTTGGCTGACCACCGCCGGCATCTGGAACGACAGGCGCTGCCATCATGGCTCCTCTGGAAAGTTGGTCTCTTGAATCTCTCGCAACATCTCAGGTACTATGTTCATTGCTTCCTCTAACGCCTCAACCCGCCCTTGAAGCTTCCGTAAGGACAGGGTGTCCGCCTCCCTGGCCAGGAGTCGCAGGTCTCGCTGGTGTCGGGCTGCGAGCCGGGCCTGAACCAACAGGTAAGCGTGATTGTCCTTCAGGTCCACCAGCTCGTCCTTGAGCACCTCCGCCGTTGCCTGATCCGACAGCGGGAGTTGGTCCAGTTCCCTGTCCATTTTGCAAGAACCTCGCTAGGTCGGGAAGATATTCTTCCCAGTTGCGAATGTCATACTTCTGAATTAGATCCTTGAACATCACGCGAGCCGCTGCCATGACCTCTTTAGCCATTTCAGCATACTCTGGCATGCCTTGCCTCGACGCCATCAGCGCGTCGGCGCCGAGTTGGATAAGCTTCTCCAGGTATTGCATCATGACCTGGATTAGCGATAGCTGCATCTGCTGCTGCGCTTGGCGATTTGTCGAAGCGTCGGTAACGGTCAGATCAACCGCAAACGCACCGTTAACGTTCTCCTCGGACAACATAGCGAAGAACTTCTTGACGTTGTTGGCAATCTCGTCATCGTCAAATAGCAAGTCCTCGAGACCACCAGTTCCGTACTGAATCCAGAGAGAGATACACAACTGGATGAGTTCGTCGTAACCCTGACGAACGTTCTCAAGGACCTCTTCGACGCGCTGCGTGCCTTCCTTGATGAGTGCCAGAGTAGCTGTAGCTGTAGCTCTCGTACCAATGATCGGTGATTCGCGCCCTTGAAGGTAGTCGCTAACACCTGTACGTTTCTCCGCAAGGCCGAACAAGTTCTGCCGTTCAGCCAACGTCGAAGGGTAGATATCGAACGATGCGAAGGGAATGAAATCCTTCGTCGGATCGTCTACGAAGAACGTCTTGCCTGAGTACAGCCTCGGCACCTGTTCAATGCCCGAGTTCTTCTTAGCGATAAACATACGGATGTTCGCTAAGTAGGCATTGTCCTGAGCCATACGTTGCCAGGCTGTAATGGCATCTTGGATAGGTCGCAGCATCTCCATGACGCCGAGGCCCAGCATCGTATCGCTAGCAATCGTAAACGGAATGATGACGAACGGCTTGCGCTGGTGAAAGTACCAGTTCAGCCGGAGCTGTAAGAACGTCCTGGTCTCACGCTCGTAGGTAATGATGAGCCGATCCGGTGTACGCTTCGTAGGATCAAGAGCGAAGTCGCACCAGATCTCGTACACCTTAATCTCGTTCTCGTACATGCTGCGCAAGACATGCTTAGCAGCTTGCTCACGAGCGTCTTCGACCTTAGTTCGCTCACCAATCTTCGTCTGGACCTTGACGGCTTCGACGTTAGCGAGCTTGCCTGTGGCCTCTAGCTCCTTCAATTTTTCTTAAGTCGTCCGCTGACGCTCGATGATGATAGGGCAGTCGTTCGCGTCTTCATAGAACGGCGGGAACATGCAGTCGCCTAGATGGACGCCAAAGACTCGCGGCCCTGCGAAGCGTACTTGCGGAACTCGTTGGATCGTCTTAAAGTCTGGACTATAGCGAAGAACTTCAAACTCGTCCCGGTCGTAGACTACCTTGAAGATCATCGTACCAAGTTTAACGCACTCAAGCAGTCGCGGCGACGATATCTTGCGGAGCTTGAGGTAGTTCTTCTGATACTTGTCCACAAACGCCTGAACAGCAGGCATTAGTGGGACAATGTCCTTGCGAAGCCCCTTGAAGGTGAACACGGGATCTTTTTTGAATATCCCTATGTCCAACCGCGCGTGTATAGGGTCAGCGTGCATAGCGCCAACAGGTACGACCTCGCGGCTGGCACCCTTGAACGGTTCAAAGGATAACACCTCTGGCTTGACTGCGCGATAGGCGATTTCCTGCGCTGACCATTCGTCTTGAAGGTCAGAGTAAGTAGACTCGAGGTCTAATATCCACTGATCAAGCCACTGCTTGAGTCTGACCTCAGTATCCTCCGAGATCTTCATAATCGCCGGCGGCAGCTCGCCTCTGAGACGTACCGGCGTCTTCTCTGAATCTGGCGACGGGTTCTCGGTGACGTTGCCCTTATTGTCAATCTCCGCCGACCCACCAGGCTTCGGCGCGCCGTAGCGGAACTCCATCTCAGTTGGAGGTAGAGGTACTGTCACGTGGCGGCCACGAGTATGAGGTTGGATTGGTGAGAGAGGTTACCCGCTGATAAGCTAGTCATGTCTCGCCTGCCAGCTTGTAAAGGCTGAGCGTACGTACGTGTACGGCCTTCGACCGGGAGCCGCGTAGCATGACTGACAAGGGCGTAAGCTCCTCGAGCCGTCCGAAGGCCATAGCGATCTTCTCTAAGAGCACATGTGCATTGTGCTCCGGCGAAGCCGCAGTAGTGCTAATGGCTGACAAGCTCGGCTCCAGTTGCCTGGACGTCGAGGACGCCGAGGTCTTTCCAGGCAGCTAACGTAGCTGCGACGCCGAGGCTCTTCGCTTGATCGGCGGAAGTAGCCTCATACACGCCGTCCCAGGTCTTCGACGGAGACGACGGATGATTCGCCGGCCAGGCAGCCGTGCCTATCACGCGATACTTAGCCACGTTTATGCCTTCCTTTCTTGCGCTTCTTCGAGTTCACAGCTGCCGCTATCGCCTGAGCGTCAGCACGTTCCTTCCCGAACTTAGACTTCGTCCGAGCGTACGTTGGTCCCTTATGGAACTCACGAATGCGCTCAGAGATCGAGCCCTTAAGTGGCACTAGACCCTCGTGATCGTGAAGGGGAAGCCCTTAAATAGCTGATTCCCCCACCCCAGGTTCTGCGCCGCGAAGTGTTCGACGTACGTGACGGCAGTCCATGCGAGAACCCCGACTAGTGGGCTGACGTGAAGCCACAGCTCGATCCCTGCGTAGAACGCCAACGCCTCGATCAGCGTGATCCAGAGAATTCCCAACGCCTTATTCACGATGCTCTCCGAAGGCATTTATGTTTTGCCTTGTGACACTCCGTACAGATCACCTTGCCGTTACTCACCTGTAAAGCAAGATCAGGATATAGAGCAACTCGGCGCTTATGATGCACAGTCCGAGAAGGCCGGCCACAGTCGCGGCAAAGGTACCTATCGCGGACCAAGACGGATTGCCGGAACGCTTGATACTCAGGAGTCGCATTGAGCTCAGTCCTCAGTTTCTGCCACGCAGCCAGGAAAACACACCTCGTTATCTTCCTCTCCCTCCTCCTCGCTAGGAGGCCAGTCATTTGGGCAATGACGAGAGAGGCTGGTCGTATCTTGTCCAGGGTTGGACAAGGAAACACGATCACTGCGACGGCTCTGCGTTGGTTGCGGCGAGCACATATCCCGCTCCTCTGGAGATACCGGCAATAAGCAATCCTAAAACGAACGCCTTCACTCCAGGAACCGAAGTGCCAGTAACTAGGCCAGAGAGATACGCTAACGCTCCAGTAGCGAAACCGACGAGTGCAGCATGCCACAACTTCAGTCCGCTCGCACTGAGCTTCATGGCCGTCCCTCCGCTCGCCCACCGTAGTGAGAGGCGTCTGCTGGAAAACGTAGTGTGAGACCGATTCCGGTGACTCGCGCTGCAAAGGAGCAATTTGCAAGTGGCATGACCGTGACGGTAGTGAGCGGTGCTCCAGCCCACGTCACGCAGGTCTTGCTCAGAGAATCAGTATGCGCCTGCTGCACCGGCTGTACTAAAGCTCGTGCCGTCGCCGAGACGTAAGAGACGTAGATGGAATCGCAACTTGGCTTATCGACGGTAGACTGCGTGACCGCCCCGTTGCCCCAAACCTGAAACGCGCACACGACGCGACTCGAGCCTAAGAAAATATTGCCCGTCGCTGGCCGCACAAGGGCGCCAATCACGATTAGCGATGAGTCGATAGTGATAGGGCCGGGCGGGCCTGGCTTACGCAATACCTTCCAGGAGGTCGCTACAGACGAGCTAGTGCCGATGGCGTTGCGAGAGGCGACGCTGACAGTGAAAGTGACTGAATCCCAAGAGATCGCGCTGAGCCAGGTCTTGTAACTCATCGGTGTGATATTCGCCGTCGTGGCGAGTGGCCCAATTCCTGTGCCGATCGTCCAGACGCCGCCCGTCGAGCTGGATTCTCGAACTACGGCCCACGCGCCATTCGTCAGGGTCGCTGCGATCGTGACGTTGTAACTCGTCGCCCGCGCACCCGGGCCCCATGAGATGGTGTAGGCCAGTGTATCGCCAGCTGTGACGAGGCCCTTCTTCCCAACGATGATCGGGCCTGGCGGGAGTGGTAGACTGTCAAGAAACACTGAGGAAAGACTGGTGGCGACCTGCGGAGCGCCCCCGCTTGCACGATCGTTGCCCGATGCTGTGCTGAGAACTGCCACAGCGCCGACCACCAGTAGTGTTCCGAGTCT